AATCAAAAGCTATCTTCTTTGCCTGGCTATAAGTCGGAGCTATATAGGCATACCTTGGTTGATGATTTTTACTTGTCATCGCTGCTTTGATTAAATGATTAATACACAAAACAGTTTTGCCAAACCTTCTATGACAACAGAGTAGGCTATATCTAAACTTATCTAGCTGCTCATGGATATAGGCTTGAGCCTTCCTAGGCGTATAAGGTATTGTAACTTGCATTAGTGAAAAGTCGGAACTTTATCTGTATGCCAATATCTCATCTGTATCTTTGCAAATACAAAGTCAGCAAATTCTATAATATCGTCTTGGTCCTCAAAGCCATCAAAGCTAACTACTAACTCATTATTGTAAGTAGTGAAGCTGTAAGCTGATATATTTTTAAACTTATCTTTAATCTTTTTGGTCATCTAAATGTGTCTGTGTGTTGCACCTATGATTATATGTATTAAATACGCAGCCACGTTTTTGTGGTGTGGTCTATTTCTGCAGAAACTAAAAAGCTTTTCCTGGAGAAAACATTAATAATTGATGAACAATCAACTACTCTAGCCAGTATTTACTTATTTAATTTAAGAGAGGTAGTGAATATTAGTGAATTACTTATCTATAACCAAACCTCATGACGCAAGGACCAACTTTACTTGTCCTTTATAATACCGACCTCTACATCATTCGGAGTAACATCAACTGTTTTATTATCTGAAGTATTCCACTTAATCTCAATAGTAGTATCAGTCTTAACTTCCTGTCGATCTCCATAAACTGGAATGAGTTTAGAAGCTAACCACTTGGCTAATCCTACCTTCTCTCTAACAATCATTATGTTTCGATTGTCAGCATGTTCAAGTTCATCCATTGCATTCTCAATATAAGTTTGAGCACCGATGCGTCTAGCTTCGTTTATCTTTGCAAGGAATGATTTGTTATTTGTAATCTCTTTGTAAATTCTTGTTAAGCTTGGCATATCCTTTTGTCTTGCAAGTCTAGCAAGAGGAATACCATTCATTAATTCTGTACAAATCTTATTCGTTAATCTGTCGTTTATTACTAGCTCTTTGGTCATTATATTTAATAATATTATTGGCAGACCTTGCTTTGCCTTCTTTGCTTTTAGGTCCAGTAGATTTTCCACCATGCACCTTGCATCGTATTCTACCATTCTTACAAACTATACCTGGAGCTCTACAAGGTCGCTTACCTTGTTTCGTTAATGTTTCGCAAGGCAGTTTGAACTTCATTGTAGTTATTATCTGTATGTAAAAAAAAAGAGAAAAAAAAATAGTTCCAACAGTTAATCTTATTCTGTTTGAAAGCAGTTACTATTATTTTACAGCTGCTAGATAACTTTTCAATTATTATTTTGTAATATTTTATCCTATAGGAATTTAAATAAAAAATATTTGAGGATTAATTAATTAGTTAAACTTTTTGTCTAGTATGTCAACACTTTCAGCTATAATTTTATTTGATAGCTTATCTAATACTTTGTCATACATTCGCTTAACACTTGTTCTGTGAATACCAAAATACTTTCCAATCACAGTCCATTTATTTCTGTTGGCTCTCATCCAGGAAATCTTTCTCATCAATACTGGATCTTTATCTATGTCATCATCAATCATTAATAAGAGATCTATTGCTGTATCATAGTTTTGCATTTGCTTTGGAGTGCCTCTCAATTTTAATTTAGGTTCTGCATGATAACCCCAATCTTTTTTATCATAATGAGTTTCAAGTAACTGATACATGCTAGGTACATTTCTATTTGATGGAGCTCTAATAAATCTCTCTGCAATAGCTGCATCTGCAAGTATTGCTACAATGTTAGCTCTAACAAAAAGATACTGATCTATTTGTTTATCTAGTTTTGACATTTTTTAAGATCCAAGGATATTGTAATTGCTCTGGTTTAATTTTACTTAATTCTTCTGCTGATAAACTTTCTAATTTCTCTGTAAGACCCCATTGGTCCAGACCTGGATATAAATAGTTTTTAACTACATTGTGTTGAGCTTCTTTGATCTGTTTGAAATGACCATTTAAAGTTCTAAAACCTTGATTTGAATATTTTTTAAATCCTAAAGTTTCTATAAATTTTTTATGGCTTGGCATATCGAATGAAATGTACTTTTCTTTTTTCATACTAATTAATGGCAAATCGTTGACCTTTATTTGACTTAATTTAATAAGCAGCTCTTCAACTTCTGTTTTAGTTAATTGAAATAGACCAGCTATATCTACAATTCTAATAAAGGCAGATCTCTTTTTTACATTGTAGTTTGAACAGCAGTAATGATAAATTCTAAACTCCTTATCGGTTAATGCTGCATTAATAATATTAGGATCTGTTAGATAAAACTTTGACATAATTATTCCTCCTTACAAAATTTTTATTGTGTTCGTTATCTTCAGTAATTCTTTTGAGTAAGTAATCTTTTGATTGGCAAACCTTGCTATGTTCCTGGACCTTAAATTCTAAATACTGTAACCACTTATCTAAATCGATGTGTTGTAGATCTCCTTTGGATGGCGCTATTCTTCGAACAGAGAGACTTTCTAATGGACCATTATCTGCCTTGCCTTCGGTTGTGTAGTACAATTCAAAAAAAGGTATTTGTAGAGCTGTTGCAATTTCTAAATAGATCCTCTTTGTATAAAAAGGCTTTGTTTTATATTGGTTATTAGCATTGAAGATTAGATCCGCTAAAAATAAGGCTTTTCCACATGCTGGACATTGTGAAATCTTATCAATATCGCTATAAGCTATGCCATTATGTTGATTTCGATGCCATATAGAATATGGAGTTTTTAGAACTCCTGGCTATTGCTCATTTCTAGCCATAAAACCTCATTAATATGCTCAGATAGCTTGTCAAGTAAGTTTATCCATAGTGCATAAACTCCTTTACTATTGCTGGTTTTATCGTTAAAAAACGGACTATGGCAGATAATCAAAATTATCCAATTAGAGAGAAGCAATTAGGTGATTGGAAAACTGTTGCTGAACTAGAAAATTATGCAATCGTAAGAACTGTAAGAGGCGGACTGCTTGGAGTTTCAATGGCAGATGTTTTATTTAGTTATAAATTAAAAACTGGTCAAACAGAAAAAGATAGAAAAAGACTTCATATTTATGGTCCAGAAATTGCTGTCTGGAAAAGAGCTGTCAATGTCATTGAGAGAAAAAAAAATCCTAGTCAAAGAGCAATGATGATTGAAAAATTTAATAAAGATTTTCAAGATACTAAATTTACTTACACTACAAAAACATCGCCAGGAACTTTACTTGGTAGAGCAATCGAAAATACTGGTTATACAGCTAGACAATTTGCAGAAAAAACTGGTTTAAAAGCACCAACTTTATATCACCATGTAAGCGGTGGAAGAGAGATCTCTAGAGAAATAGCAATGGAGTATGCAAAAAAATTAAATTGTGATCCAGTTGATTTAATGTTTGATAAAAAGCTTTGTCCTGTCTGGGCTAAAGTTGATTTGCTAAAATCTACTGAATTAGAAGATACTTATGCTCCAGGAAGATTATTTAGTTATGTAGCTTCAGATAAAGATTTTGATACTGTAATTGTTCCAAGAGATCTTTACAGAGAAGATATTAAAGCAATTAAAATTATTGGCAGAGGATCTATGTACGACAATAAAATTGCTTTTTATTACAGAGCAGAAAATAAAGAAAATAATATTTTAAATCAGTTGTGTGTTGTTGGTGTTGAAGAACCATTTGGTCCACCAGAATTGGAAGAGACAGAAACAAGATATTATTTTGGTTTGTATGAAGAGATCAGAGGTCAATGTAATTTAATTAATCCAGATCCATATTCTGGAGACCTAGAAAATAAATTTATTTTAAGAAACTTTAAACCGCAATTTATTACTCCAGTTGCAGCTCTAGTAAATCCAGATGCTGTTAAAGATCAAACTGATTTAAAAAAAACAATTCCACAATCAGCTTTATTTAGAAAAGAAGAAATGCTTCAAGCTGAAATAGAAAAGATGAAAAGAGAATTAGCAGAAAAATATAAAAAAGAAAATGAACTAGATGAAGTAGTAAAACTAACAAAAGCAAATGCTAAAAAAATTGCAGATAAAGCACAATTACTTGAAAAAGTATTTATTGATAAAGAGAGACAATTACAATTAGAGTTAAGAAAAGTTTCTGAAGCTATTCAAAAACAATTATATGAACAGAATGAAACTGCAAAACTTGATTTATTTCAAAAGATGGATGAAAAAATTGAAAGAAGTAACAGAGTAAAATTAAAAGTTATTGGTGGTAAAAAATAATGTTTGAAAAGTGGATTGAAGAAAAACAAACAGCAACTGATCATGACATTGAAAAAGATTTCCAAATTCCAGTTGCCACTTTAAAGAAGTGGAGATTAAATTCAGATACAGATAGTCCAATACATTTTAGATTAGGAGATAAAATTTTATATCCAAGAGTAGCTTTTGTTGAATGGTTTATGAGACATACGAAGAACAAAAAAGCTTCTGTCGTTCCAATCGGATCTAATCGTACCAAATCAAATATTAGCGAAAGTTAAGTTTATCCAATTCGCATAAACCTATTTACATATTATGTAAGAGCCTTATATGTCCTCTTATATGATTATAAAATCAAACACAGTAAACGAATTAAAAGTTTCTGATCCTTTAGAAGCAGCTTTACAAAGAACACTTCCTCTCTTTGCACAAAAATTAAAAATCAATCATTACTCACCAACTCAATTTGTAATTCCAGATGCAGCCTGGTTATTCAAATATGTTTTTATGGACCAAAAGATGAGAAGAGAATTACTTCCATCTAATGCAGCTATGGAAAGCGGAAAGATTGTTGGAGAAGTTCTTCAAAGAGTTTATGCAGATACAATTTATAAATTACATCCTACCATTAAAAAAGTTAAACCAACTAAAAACGAAAAAATTACAAAAGATGCAGCTCTCCAGGAAGAAATAGAAAAATTAAAAGATTATGTTCCTAACGATGAGAAGGATAGCGATAAGAAGCAAAAATATTTAGAAGAAATTCCAGAAGTAATTAATCATGCACTATCTGGATTAAAAGAGTTAGCGGTGGCAAGTCCTGTAACTTGCGAAAGACAAATATCAATCGATCAACTTGGCGAATTTTCTTCTCCATTATTGAGCACAGTAGGTCGAATTGATTTTGACTATGGTATGAGTGTAAATAATCATGAGTTCGGTAATGCTCCTCATGAGCTAAATCCGACATCCCATGCGGATGCCTTTCCTCATAAGATTATTGAACTGAAAACTAAATGGTCTCGTCTTGGTAAAATTAAAAAGGATGGTAATAGGAGTTTTCTTGTTTCCTCTGTTCCAGCTACCGCTAGCTTTAACCATTGTGTTCAAGTTGCTTGTTATGCTGCTCACTTTAATTTCAAAGTTCCAGCTTACTTACTTTATGCAACAAAAACTGGTTACAAAATATTTGATAGCACAAATTGCCATCACCTAACTATTGATGGAATGAAAAAAAATTTACAAATTATGTTTAATACTTTCAAAAGAAGAGAAGCAATTCTTACTTTATTTCAAGATCTTACTAGAGAAGAAATAATTGAAGGAGCTGCTGGTTTAATGGATATGAACCTGGATCATCCTTTTGCCTGGAATGGAATGCCACCAGAATTATTAAAAGAAGCAAAACTATTATGGAAGCTATCATGAATATGAAAGATTTTTACATCCAAAGAAAATTGGACCAACAAAAGCAACAAATTAAAAGAAAAATTTTATCGGCTCTTTTAATTTTAATTATAGGAGGACTAACAATATGGCTGATATAAAAGACAAATTAGTTTTAGCTGTTAATGAATTTAAAAAATCATTGAATGGACAAACAATTTCAATACATGGCAAATCTTATGCAACAGTTGCATTAAGAGTAGCTTTAGCAAGAAGAGCATTAGGATGTTCTTTAGACATCATCTCAAAAATTCAACACATGGACAAAGATAGTGTTGTTATGCAAGCAGACATTTTTATTGATGATAAACATCTTGCTACTGGACATGCAGAAGAGAAAAGAGCTGCATCCAAAATAAATCAAACTTCAGCTTTGGAAAATTGCGAAACATCTGCGATTGGAAGAGGCTTGGCATTTCTAGGATTTATATCTGATGGAATTGCTTCTGCTGAAGAAGTTTCTGTTGCAATAACGCAGCAAGACAAAAAGATCCAACAAGCTTTAAAAGAATTAGAAGCTGTGTCTCACAAAGGATCTTACACAGAATGGTTATCTAAAAATAAAGCAATGTTAGGTGAGTTGAAGATTAAAAATCCGATTGCCTACAATACCTTTATGGAAGATTTCCAAACACATAAAAATAATCTGCAAACCAAAGGAGTTATATAATAACCATGTCAGATATAGATACGCAAAAGAAAGAAAGACCAGACCTTGGAGCTGCTTTCATTTCTACAAATAAAAAATCTCCACAATCATACGATATGTCAGGAACAATAGTTGTTGATGGAGTTAAACATCGTTTCGGCGCTTACAAACAAAAAGCTAGCGGTAAAGGCAAAATGCCAGAAGGCACAGAGTTTTATACTTTTTACAGAGTAGAACTTGCCGATGAAGCTAATGGTACTGGAGCTAATAATACAAGCTTCAACCCAAGTGAGTTGGAGGCATAGTGAACCCAGACAAATTCAAAAGTGTTGCCATTAATATTAAAACTTATCAGTTGCTTGAAGAGCTTTCTCAAAAAAGATTTGAGTTACCAATAAGTATGTCAAAGACTGTTGAGTTCTATATTCAAAAAGGTCATGAGGATTTATCTAAAGGTAAAGATGCCAAGAAAAAAACTTCATAACCGCCTGGAGGAACTAGAAAGTTCCAGACAAAATCAGTATGGATCATTTGATGACAATATGCATAAGATTGCTGCCTCATGGTCCATACTACTGGACAAACATTTAATTGAACCAATTCAAGCATGGCAAGTAGCATTACTTTATGCTCAAGCAAAATTAATTAGATCAACACACAAATTTAAAGAGGATAGTTACGATGATGCTTTGTCATACATCGTTCAAGCACATGACATGCACAAAGCAAAATCAGAAGAAAATCACCTTGATGAGCTACTGGGAATGGAAACTAAACCAAGAACTAGCAAATAAAGATACTTTTGGAAAAGATGAAAAATTTAGAAAACTATATCAAAACTATATAAAGAATGAGTACAGAAGAAAAAAAGAGCCAGGAAGTTAAAATAGAAACCAACATCATTGAGTTTCCTAACGCAAAGAAAAATAATCTTTTAGAAGAACAAAGAGAAGAGCATGCAAAATATGTTCAATCTATATGTCAAAAGATGGACCATTCTAAATACGATCAACTTCCATTAATTTCAGAAGAGCTAACAATATTATCAAATCATGGAGAAACAATAGAGTTTCCCAAATACATAGCTGCAAGACTAATTTCTGTTCTTGCTACACAATTAAAACACAACTCAATTATGGAGGACTTATTATGAGAAAAAAAAGAGAAAGTTATGTTTGTATAGATAAACAAACATTTCTGAATAGAGAAACTGGAGCATACCAGAGATTAGATAACACAGCTTGGTATCTTAAAAATAGAGATGGCAAAGTAGGTTATTTTATAAATATGCACACCAAGTATCAGCAAATGCCAGATGCTTGCTTTGCAGCAACTGCTGAAAGAACACCAGAGCTGAACGTACCAGCTGTTAAATTACAAATACAAAACTTCCTGGAGGCATCGAATGAAAGTAACTAAAGATAAAGATTATTTAGATTTCTGTTCTATGCTTGGAGGAAATATAAGATATTGCAGACTAAAAAGAGGTGAACCACAAAAGATATTAGCTCATCATTTAGGAGTTACTTTTCAAAATGTTCAAAAGTACGAAGTAGGAAAAATTATTCCTACAGCTTACAGATTAAAAGTTATTGCTGATTACTTTAAAATTAAAGCAGATGATTTATTAGATCCAACTTTTATACATAGATCTACTGCTGCTAATGAAGTTTTAGATGCAGCTCCAACTATGGAGGCAGTCAATGGCAATTTATAAATCTAATCAATTTCATATTGATATTGAAGAGCAAGATTATCCAGATGCTGATTGTAAATTTATGATTAGCTTATGGCACACACCAAAAGGATTAGAGAGTAGAGAGCTTATTGCAATAGGTCTTTCAGATAATATGCCATTACTGCAATCTACAAGAAATAAAGGAAATGTTTGTGAAACTATTACAGCTCCGCATGCAGTTCCAATACCTTATGGTAACGATGTTAATATTCATCAAAGACTTCAAGATCATTTATTCGATGCAAATGCAGAATTAGAGAGAGCATACGATGATATTGCTAAACTAAAAAAAGAATTGAATGGCAAAAATAATTAAAACTATAACTGGAGAAGCGGCTTTTATTCTTGAGCAAACTTTTGAGAGTGAAGAAAAAGTAACTGAAGATGCAGAGCCTCTTACCCAAGAGGTTAAAGATGTGGAAATAAAAATTAATAATACAAAGTGGAGGAAACTAGGTGAGTAAAGTAACAGTAGATAGTATGTTGGAGTATGATGGTAAAGTTCAAAGATTAAAAAGAAGATACCAAGGATTGAGTAGAGTAGCAGCAGCTATAAATGATCTTTATATATATGGAGTATATCCTTCTAATTTTCCAAATCTAAATGCAGTTCTTGAGCAAGCCAAGGATCATTGCAAACAGATAATTAAAGAAACAAAAGCAGAAATAGCTTTTATTGAAAATCCTAATGGATTGTATGACCTGGTGATGGATGAAGTATTAGAAGATGCAGATAAACAAACAGCTAGAAAAAAAGATGAAGATTAAATTAGAAGAAAAAGTAATATTAGATAAAGAGCACCAAAAGATTATTGGTACATTATATTTAAAAATAGAAAAGCTAGAAAAAGATAACGCTGAAATGTTAAATATAGAGAAGCAACATAAGTATATGAATGGTGAACTACATAAAGAAATAGATAATTTAAAAGCAAAGATTAAAGAATTAACAAATCAAAACACAATCTTTAAACAGCATTTACAAGTAAAAGTTCTTAAATCCAAAAAGTCTTAATTAGTTTGTTCAATTAGATCTAAAGTCTTTTTTATTTCATTTTTTAAATAAGGTATTCTCTCATCTACTTCCTTTGGCAGCATGACAAATATTTCTCTGCCAGCTAAACGACATAAACTTTCAAGCACTTCTTCCAGTCTTTGCTGTGTTCTAGCTTGATTAAATTTATTCATTATCGGCAATATAGTGTTTTTGGTGTAAAACTCAAAAAAAATTCTTACACAGAGCCACAGAGACTGCGATCTAGCAGCCTCTATGAACTTGTGTACCTGATTATTTTTCGATTATTTGTGAAAATATGGAAGTTCCAAGATGTTTGCCTCTAGCTTTCGCTATTCTAGCTTTATCATCTTTAGATAAATCAACTAAATGATTTCCATAAATTTCAGATGTTGTTGTGAATTTAACATGACCAGCTTGAGACTTGATTTCGTTTTGGTCCATGTCTTGATCTCTCAATGCTTTTAAAAGTTTAGTACAAAACCTATGTCTAAAACTTCTCATTGGATTTCCTTTTAATGGAGAAGAATTAATAACAACATGACCATCTCTTTTGAAAGTACAGTCGCCTAATCCTTCTTCAGCATAACCTCTCCAGACTTGGCAGTTAATATATTTATAACTTGCTGGACCATTCATTCTGATAGCTGGTAACACATAAGGATTTTCTTTCTCTAATCCATCAAGATAATAAAACCACATTTTAAAAAATTTAATATTATCATCATCAAGATTTAGAGTTCTTCTGCTACCTTGGTTTTTTAATCTGTTTAAATAACCACCTTCAGACTGGATATAAACACCTTCAACTTTTAATGTTCTAGCTTTAAGATCAATAGAAGATCTCTTCAAGCCTTGCATTTCAGAAGGTCTCAATCCAAACATAAACATCATAGAAAAGATTGCAAATCTCATTGCAGCATCTCTGTCTAAATTATGTGAATTTTTCCAATGTGTGTAAGCATTCATAATTAATTTGAAACACACTTCAGAACTCAAAACATGAGTTGGTTTTTTAACAATTAAGCTATCATCATTTGGTATGACATAAGCATAATCATAGATCTTGAAAGTTTCCATATCTCTACATGGAGACCATCCTCTCAAGTTTGCTTGCTTTATAAAATGTTTAATATCTTTGACAACATTTCTTAAAGTTTTAAAACAAGTTCCATCATCATAAGCTTTCTTTAAAAAAGCTTCCATGTCTCCAAGATTAAATTCAGATAATAAAACTTGCTTATCCATATAAGGAACAATCCTTAATTTATAAGTAGTCATATATCTTTGAAGTGAATGAGATGTAACTCTATTATTATTATTTTTTAAAGCTGCTTTCATTTCAGCAAATTTAAAAAAAGCATCAACGAATGTGATACCAGTCTTGATGTCAGCAGCTCCTGGATTATGTAGTTTCCAACAAGCAGCCTCTGCATCTGTTTTTAGTTTGAATGGAGATCCATCGATTTTGACAGTTGATCTGTCATCTAATTTCTGGATTATCCATTTGCCATTTTTTGGTGTTACTCTATATGATTTATTCATATCTATTTAATAGCTTCATGAGATAACTTTCCAATGATAAAGCGACAAATGTTTGCTCTAATATAACACCTTCAAAGTGTTCACTATATTGAGGTAGTGAATTAAAGTGATTATTGTATAGGAACAAACTATTATCCGATAAGATCTTGTAAAATAATAACATTTAGCTTACCTTTCTGTTTGCGTTAATAATGCAACCAGATTTAGAACTTTTAAGCTATGTTAACAGTCAACTGCTCTACCAACTGAGCTACCGAGGAATGATTAATGAAACATAGTTTTATTAAACAATTCTCAGACTGTCAAAATAAAAGTAGTGAATTATTTTCACTAAATCTAAAATCTCTAAAACCAGTCAACTACACTTATAACAGAATTAGGATAATCTTATAGTGAAAATTCACTATATAAAGATTCACTTTTAGAGAGATAGGATAGGTGAGGTAGGATATTTTTGACTATTTCTTCTTTTTAAAAGCTGATTTCTTTTTATGAGAATAAGCTTTTTTCTTTTTCTTTTTTTTATACATATTTGTTCTCCTTATAATAATCGGTCATACAATCCTTAATTGGTGGATGTCCGACATATTGCTCCATGCAAAATCTATTACCTTTAATATCACAAACAAATGTTTCAGTTTGAGCTTTGCAATGATCGCACTTAACAGCTATTTCTAGCTTTCTTCTTTTCCGCATATTTAATTGATTTAATCTAGACTTGAGATGCTGATAATTTTACCATCTTTAACAACAGCATTAACCTTGCTGCATTTATAGTCAGCACTAGAATTTCTCATTGCATATCTTCTTTTAGCCAAACAAGTTTTGAAGTCTGGCATAAGTAAGTGTTCTTTTAATTCTGGAGGATTTCCAAGATATAGCATCAAGCTAATGACTATTTCCATTTTTTCTTACCTTGTCTTTAAGTTGCTCAATATCATTGAGAGCTTTTGTTAACTGCTCTTCAAGATGTTCTAATTTAATTTGTGTGTCTGTTTAAAGAGCTCTTCTATAAGCATGAAAATTTCTAAATTTTTTGGAGTTTGATCTGCCTTCTTTAATAGATCTGCTTCAAATAAAGTGTCAGATGTTTCTAGTCTAGTTACTCTCTCTACTATTCCAAAGTAACCCCAAACACCAATAGCAACAGTAATCACTATTGATAGTAAATTTCTCATTGGCATTGAGATAGCTGTATTGTCTGAAACCTTCATAAAATTTTACCTTTATTGATACCTTCTTTAATTACATATTTTTGAGTTCCATTAGCACCAATCTCAACTGCTTCTCTTAAATACTTAAATATTTTTTTTTCTTTAATTTGTTTTTCTATGCGTCTTTTAAAATTTGCCAAGATCTTGATATTTCTCATCTACCTTGTCCTCTATATTTTTTAGGTCTTTGTTTTCCTGGTCCTACTTTTTTTCTTATTCTTCCAGGTCTTTTTCTTGGTTTATTTTTGACGTAATTTGAAACTCCATAAAGACCTTTTTTCTTTGCCATTATTTTTTCTTCAAGAATTTAGTAATTCCAGAAGATCCAAAAGATCCGCCAACAATAGTAAGAATAATTATCCAGAAATAGTCTGAAGCTAACTCCAGGATTTCCCAGCCTCTTAACATAGCTTCTTGCAAGTAAGGCACAAAGTGAGCTAAAAAAATTAAGCTAAATACAATAACTAACCACTCATCCTTTAAACTGTTATCGCTGCTTTTAAGAGATTGAATATCTACTGAATTAATATGGTCTAATTCTTTCTGTTTTATAATGGCATTCTTTTTTAATTTATGAGTAACAGCTCCAATAGTCTTTTCAGCTATAAGCCTTGTTAGCGGATTTTTAAGTAAAGCTAACCACATTTAATATAACCAACAGTTTGGTCTTGCATCAAAACCATTATCTGAATTTAATAAATCTATATGAATGAATGTTTTAGCAATTCCTAATCCGCTCACCTTGTCAGCGAAATAAGATATTAATTCTTTTCTATGCTGTGAGTTAGAGACATGTAGGTCAACCGCTAAACCTGTTGTGTGTGGTCCATTAAGACCAGTAGAGGAGATCTTGCTGTTATGATTTGGACATCTATAAGCAGATGTAATCATTAAAGGTCCTAGAGCTTCTCTAGCCTTTTGAAGTACATCTAATATTTCAGAACGTATTTCTAATCTGTTGCAACAACTACACCTAAATTCATCTGGTTTGAAGTTACACCAATTCTCTTGCCAGTCTCCTGGCTCTCTTATTACTGCCATTATATTTCCTATTTTATGTTTAGATAGCCTATGCAAGCAGCAGCCATTGATCCTAGGAATACTAGAACAGCTACGATGCCTTTGCCTTTAGATACATTGTCTTGCAACATATCTACTTTTTTTTCCAATCTCTCTATTGAACTTAAAAGAGATTTCATTCGTTCAGCGCATACTTTTTCATGAGCCGACAACCTTACTCCAGAAGCTAATTCGGTATATTTTTTTGGAGATATTTTTTTAACCATTTTACCTCGCATTGCATGGAACATTATTTGAGCCAACTAATGGTGCTTCTGCAAAAGCTAAGTATATAAATTTTTGACCACTAGCATTCATTTGTGCTGAGTTTCCACGTATTTTCACTCCAGTACTTACAAAATCCACTAATCTATCAGTTTGACTAGATGCTTCAGCATCAGCTGTATCAGGAAATAAAATATCATCTGCTGGGTTTTGTCCTGAGCTTGGTCTACGATTATCGATCATTTCCCAATTCTTTGCTGCATCAACTGTATTTTTCAAAAGTAGAAATGACGGTTTGAAGCCACAAAATAAAAATGGGCCGTCACTTGACCCGTTGCCGACAAAGCTAGAAAATTTACTAAACCCAATTTTTTCTGCGAAAGCATAACCAATAAAAGTATCTGTATTTCCATTTACTTCTGTTCCATTTCCTAAAGTTATTAAAGAAGAAGTTGGTGTAGTATTGTTCCAATATTTAGCATTAGCAATAGTTGATGTGGCAGAATTTAATGTCATGCTGATAGTGTTACCTGTTCCAACATGATACATAGCCCAGTTATCACCTGAACTATTAGTTTTCTTACAGAAAAAAACTTTTGGCACAGCTCCAAGACCATGAGCAATAGTTGCACCACTTGTTGAATTTCCTGTGTACTGAATTATAGAAACTCCTGATGTAGTGTTAGCTGATGTGTATGTTGTGTTTATAGAACCATCTGTATTAGAAGAACCTTGTCCATTAGCTTTCCAGTTCCAAGATACATAAGTAGCTCCTGTATCATTTAATTGGTCTTGATTACCTAAAGTAAAACCATCACTATCAAATGAGTTTAAAATATTACTATCTGCTACTGCAGCAGCATCACTATTACTAGTTAATATATTATTTGCTCCTCTTATTGCATCTAGTAATTGATGTGATTGTGTTCCTGTTCGTTGCTTTCCCCAAACAAAATCAGGTTGAAAACCAAC